TCACGCTTCATTCATCTCTCGCGCCATTGGTGAGTTTAAACCTCAGGCAACTTTCAGCCTTGAGTTTATGGTTTCAAAGATTAACCGTGTAACTGATAAAGACGGTGTTGAAGTAGACCCGGCTAAGCTCTTAGTTGAGGTAATCGTTCCTCAGTACACAGCAGAAGGCTCACCTATGAATGTAGACCTCGTACCTCTTTATGCAACTTCTAATGGAGTTATCGATGCTGTTGAGCAGTATTGGGAGGCAGGCCAGTGCTTCAAGGCTAATGGTCGTTTGAACTTCACATCTCGTACAGAGACTGTTACACAGGAAGTAGACTTCGGTGAGGCTCAGGAGACAGTTCGTACAATCAATATTAGTGAATTCCTTATCACTGGTGGTTCACAGGCTCCTCTCGAGGGTGACTTTGCTTGGGAGCTCGATGACATCAAGGCTGGTATGGCAGCTCGTAAGGAAAGACTTGATAAGATGAAGAGTGGCGCAACTTCTACAACTAAGAAGACACCTGCGCAGGATTCCGCAAAGAAGAAGGAAGACCTCGGATTCTGATATAGGAGGGTATAACGAATGGCTATTGATTTGTTAAACCTCCAACCTAGCGTTATTTCGAAAGACCTCAGGGAGAAGTACATTCTCCTTGCTGGTCAGCCAAAAATCGGTAAGACAGAGTTCTGTTGTATGGCGCCCGACGCATTGATTCTTGCGTTCGAAATGGGTACTAACGCGCGCCCTGGCGCTATGGTACAGCCGATTGAGAAGTGGGGCGATTTCAAACTCGTTTTGCGTCAGTTGGAAAAGCCTGAAGTAAAGGCAAAGTTTGCTACTATTTGTATTGATACAGTAGGTATTGCATACGACCTTTGTGAAAAATATATCTGCGCGCAGAATGGTGTACAGAAGATTGGTGACATTCCTTACGGTGGTGGTTATGCTGCTCTCTCTAAGGAACTCGAAAGTTCACTTCGTAAAATTACTATGCTTGGTTATGGTTTGATTATGACTTGTCACCTTAAAGAAAGCGCTGATGATGACGGTAATATTATTGGTTATAAGCCTGACCTTAATAATAGATGTTTAAAGATTGTTAATGGTCTTGTAGATATTATCGGTGTTATTACTCAGACCTGGAATGAGAATGGTGAGAGTGAGCGTTGGATTCAGACTCGCGCTACCAAGACAATCCAAGCAGGCAGTCGTTTCAGATATCTTGAGCCAAAGATTAGATTTGGTTATAAAGAGTTCGTTGATGCTCTTGCTAAGGCTATTGAGGCAGAAGAGGCTAATGGCGCCGTTGTCGTAGATAAAATCGAAAGAACAACTGAAGAAAGGGCTGATTTTAGTACTTTATTAAATGAAGCTAAACAGTTGTGGACTAAGTTAGTTACAGATAATGAGACTAACGGAGAAGAAGTAGCTAATACTATTCTCAAGAAGATTGAAATGACGATGGGTCATAAGATGAAGCTTTCTGAATTTACCGAAGACCAGGTAGACCTGTTAGCATTAGTTGTCGCTGAAATGCGCGAAATGTAATTTTCGTCCATTGTCGCGGACGTTTATATATGATAGAGGAGTATGGAGTAATCTATACTCCTTTATTTTTAAATTTGACATTTTTGTAAATTTCGTGTATAATAATAGTAGGAAAAATATCTGAAAGGAGAATATATGTCGCACGTAGTAAAATGCCGTTTATGCAAAGAACAGTTCGACACAGATAAGATTCCAAGAGAAGATTGGACACTTGTTGGTCAACGAAGTTATTATCACACTTCTTGTTATAATGATTGGGTAAAAGGTAAGCAATCTGTAAAGTCAGATGTAACTGACGCAGAGTTCTGGCGCGAGTCCTTAGTTGATTATCTCTATCGCGATATAAAGATGACGATAGATTTCTCAAAGCTAGATAGTCAATGGAAGAATTTTACTAAGCCAGAAAAGAAAATGACGCCAAAGGGAATTTACTTTGCGGTTCGTTATTATTATGATGTGTTAAAAGGAAATCCTGAGAAAGCTCAGGGCGGAATTGGTATAGTGCAGAGTATCTATGGTGACTCTGCACAATATTGGGTTGATTTGGAAAATAAAAAATCAGGTACGCTTGAAGCGATTGTCGAACAGATTAAGCAAAGAGAGGCGCGCCCGGTACAGTATATACAGAAGACTACAAAGGTTACAAAACCGAAGGAAAAGTGGTCTTTGGATAGTATTGAAGGAGAATAAAGAATGGTAGATAAAAGTACAGTTCTTCAAATCTTTGGTGCGTTAATGAAGCATCCTCAATACTTAAGTGAAACAGATAAATATAATCTTACTCCTGATGACTTCTACTACAAACTTGATAAGTATGTATTTGTTGCGATTGATAGTTTATATCGTAATGGCGCGACTCGCATACAACCTATTGATGTAGAGAACTATTTAAGAACTAATGAAAGTGCATCTGTTATCTTTAAGCAGCAGAAAGGTATAGAATATCTTCAAGATGCAGATTATTTATCCGCAGAAGAAAACTTTCCTTATTATTATAAAAAGTTAAAGAAGTTTAATCTTCTTCAATCATTTAAGGATAAAGGAATTGATATAAGTGACTTCTATGTTGAAGACCCGTTAAGTCAGAAAGCATTAGAAATTAATGAAAAATTTGAGAACCTTGAAATAAGTGACATTATTGATGGAGTAAAAAAGAAACTTCTTGGTATTGAGCGCAACTTCATTCAAAATGATACAACTGAAACTATAAATGTATTTGAAGACATTCAGTCTATTATTGATGATGCAAACGAACAGGCTGATATTGGTTCTCCTTTGCAAGGAGAAATCTTCAATGAAGTATGCGCTGGCGCGCGAAAAGGAATTTTTATATTAAGGTCAGGTGGTTCTGGTGTATCCAAGACTCGTCAAGCCGTAGGAGACGCTTGTTATTTAGCATTTCCTTTTAGATATAGTGAAGAAAAATGTGAGTGGGTTCAAGAAGGAAGTAATAAGCGCGCCCTCATCATTACAACAGAGCAGACTGCCAAAGAAATTCAGAGAATGGTACTTGCATATCTGACTGGATTTAATGAAACTAAATTTAGATATGGCGGTTTTACTGATAAAGAAGTTAGAATTATAAAGCAGGCTTTATGGGTTATGGAACAGTATCAGGAGAACCTTCATATTGTTCGTATGCCGAATCCGACTATTGAATTAGTAAAGACAATAGTTAGAGAAAATGTAATGTTGCACGATATTGAATATGTATTTTATGACTATATTCATATAAGTCCTTCATTATTAAATGAATTTAAAGGATTTAATTTGAGAAATGATGAAGTCTTATTAAACTTCTCAACCGCTTTGAAAGATTTAGCGGTTGAGCTTAATGTATTTATAATGAGTTCAACTCAGTTAAATGCGAAAGGTGACGATAATAGTAATATAAAGAATGAAGCTTCACTTGCAGGCAGCCGCTCTGTAATCAATAAGGCAGATGTTGGTGTCATCATGTCGAGACCAACAAAGGAAGAACTTGATTTCTTTCATAGTATGGAAGGATTTACGTTTGAGCCAACTATTGTAACTGATGTATATAAAGTTAGAAGTGGTCAATGGAATCAATTAAGAATTTGGAGTGATGTAAATCTTGGAAATTTAAGAAAAAAAGATTTATTTGCGACAAATGCGAGATTAGAAGTTGTGCCAGTCGGAACTGAATTTAAGTATCAGGATTGTTGGGATAAGGAAGATATGAGTGAATTGATTGAACAGTTGAAAGTTATAAATGAACTTGAATAAAGGAGAAAGATATGGTAATAATAAAGTATCCAAAAGATATAGATGCTTTTACCTTACAAAAAATGTGCGAAAGATTTCAAAAAGAAAACCCTAAAGAACATTTTTTATTTATTAGAGATGATATTACTTATATGGATTTATCATTAAAAGAACTTTATGAAATAAAAAAAGAAATTGAAAAAGCAATTTATGATAAAGAAATTATAACATTATATGAAAAAGGAACATTAGATGATAGATTATAAAGAAATAATCGAACAGCTTAAAGAAAAAGATGTGTTTCGACTTATGGAAAAACTTGGCGCCCAGCCTATCAATAAGCAGGATTACATCTTATGTAAGACAGTCTGTCATAACATAGATGCAGATGAGGCGTCATATAAACTCTATTACTACAAAGATACGCATATGTTCTATTGCTACACAGAGTGCGGCGCCATGTCCATCTTTAAGATGTTAAAGAACTATTATGAAACAAGACAGATTGAATATAATTGGTATAATGATATATTCCAAGTTATATTAAATTGTTCAGATAGTTCAATATTAGATAACTCCCATCCCCAAGCGTACAAAAGTCAGAGAGACGAATATGGGGCGCAGAAAGTGCGTCGCACTCTCCCGGCTTATCCGCTTGGGCTTTTGGACGTCTATACAAAATATTATCCTGTTGAATGGTTAAATGATTCAATCACAAAAGAAACAATGGATAAATTTGGTATTAAATTTTCAACTTCTCAAAATAAAATAATAATTCCTCATTATGATGTAGATAATAGATTAGTTGGAATTAGAGGGCGCGCGCTCAACCCGCAGGAAGTAGAGCAAGTTGGTAAGTATGCGCCCGTCTGGATTGAGGGTAAATGTTATAGCCATCCATTGATGTTCAATCTTTATGGGTTAAATGTAAATAAGGATAACATTAGAAGAATGGGAATTGCCTTTATTGCGGAGGCTGAGAAATCAGTAATGCAAGCAGAATCTTTTTCAATTCCGAATTGTGTGGTAGCATCTTGTGGAAGTAACTTAAATAAATATCAAATTGATTTATTGATTAGAACTTGCGCGCCTCGTGAAATTGTACTCTGTTACGACAGAGAAGAGAAAAAAGGTTCGGATAAGTATTTTGATAAGTTATATGATATGTGTAAGAAATATACAACTTATTGTAAAATGAGTTTTATATATGATAGAGAAGGAATTACTCCGATGAAAGCAAGTCCTACGGATTGCGGAGAAGAAATATTTATGAAACTTTATAAAAGGAGAGTTGAAGTAAAATAAAATGAAAACAAAATTAGTAAATGAAAACTTTAAGTCAGATTGGGTGAAGAACCTTTTAATTGCGAGGGGTGTCGATGGCGGCCGCCTCGAAGAGTTCCTTCATCCGACTTGGGCGAATATTTTAGACCCGAGTAATCTTGACAACTGTGAGGCCGCCGCGAAGAGAATTTTGAAAGCCGTTAAAGATAACGAACATATTGGTCTCGTAATCGACTCGGATGTAGATGGTATTACGAGTAGTACAATTATCTATCGTTACCTTCATGAGATAAAACCTGAATTGGAGATTACATATTTCTTCCATGATGGTAAGCAGCATGGACTTGAAGACTCTTGGGAAAAATTTATTGACGCCAAGGTCTCTATAGTAATC